TCATTATAGTTTTGATGATATTGAAAAGGTATTTTACTCCAGAGAGAAAGCCTTTAATAAAAAAGTAATTAGTAATGTTGAAATGCAATTGGTAAAGATTGACTGGAATCCTAAAAAAGAAGACTTTAATTTACAAGGGGATTTGTTACAAAAAACAATTCTTGCTAGACGAAAGTTTTCTAACTTTTTTAAGATAATAAACCCTAAAGAAAAAAGTGTTGTGGTTTGTCACAATATCGCTGCCGCTACATTTATCCATAATCATTTAGAGAGACATTTTAAGGACACTTCCGTTTTATTGTCACATAGTAAAAACGATCCAACAAGTGTCATTGTAGATGAATTTAAGGCTGAAGCATCTAATAAAATCCTTGTGGTTGTCGGTCGAGCTAATTTAGGTTTTGATTGTAAACAATTAGAGACAATTATTGATATTACATTATCAAGAAACATAGAAAGATTAGAGCAGATATTTGGTAGAGTTTCTAGAAAGTACAAAAAGTTAAAAAAGAAATATGTGAAACTGATACCAACTCAGAGTTTGGAAATATACAAAATTATTATGTCTGGAGTGATGGCTTTAGGCGAAGATAATATGTATAGGACGTGGGATGGAAACCATAAGACCATCCGTATTCCTAAAGAGTATGACTATGAATATGATTATGAATATGAAGATATAGACGAAGAGGAAGATAATATTCTTAGCCCTAAAATTGTAACTGATTTTGAACGTTATGTTGGTATGTTTAAAGAGAAGCAGGATAATGAGTTTACGACAGTAGAATTGGCATTGAAAGAAGTACAAAAAAAGGATCTTGCTCCTATAAAGGGGGAATGGTTGGTTAAAGGTAAATATTATACGTACTCTGAAGAGAGTTGTTATGAAATCATTAGGGCACTAAATATAAAAAATTTTGATGCTTGGAGATTAGGACATACAGGGAGTTTTAGTTGGGCTACAAAAAATGGTTTACACTATACGATAACTACGAAATTGAAATGGTCACTTAGAGGGTACTCTTGGTTAATCGGAAGTAATCATTTTATTCAGTCTGAAGATAGTTGTTATAAAATAATTAAACTATTAAATATTAAAAATTCTAATGATTGGGGGACAAAACATGCCGCTAGTGTATTTTGGGCGAGAGAAAATAATTTAGTTATTAAGATATCTATGAAGATGAAATGGATTATTATGGGTTACTGGTTGGTGGGAGGTAAATATTATTCTTATTCAGAGGCTAGTTGTTGTAAAATAATTAAAGTATTAAATATAAAAAATCTAACAGATTGGGAAAAGAAACATAGTGGAAGTATAATTTGGGCTAGAGGCATGGATGTTCATCATAAGATAGCTATGAAGTTGAAATGGATTATTAGAGGTTACTGGTTGGTGAGAGGTAAATATTATTTATACTCTGAAGATAGTTGTTATAAAATAATTAAAATTTTGAACATAAAATCTAGTCAAGAATGGAAAATAAAACATAAACAAAGTTTTATTTGGGTAACGAATACAAAATTATATAGTAGTATTATTAAAAATTTAGGGTGGAAATTGAATAAACATCAAATAGCTAAGATAAACAGGACATGACAAAACCAGCACATAATAGAAAGCTAACAACAGACGAGATTATTGATCTTCATAAGAGATATCTGGATGGAGAATCCCGAAGATCGTTAGCTAAAGACGCTGGAGTGTCTGAGAGCTGTTTATCGAGATCTTTTAAACGATGTGGGTTGGAGGCTAAAACAGAAGAGGCTATCCGACGGGATCGAGCCTTAGCGATCAAGGAAACAAATCAAGATCGCTACGGTCATTCAAATTATATGAAAACAGAAGAGGGTAGAAAAAAAATATCCGAAGCAGCTAAGACTTTAGATTGGGAGAAGATAAATGCAAAACGTAAAGAAACCAATTTACGGAAGTACGGTGTTGAAAATCCATCACAGAGCGATGAAGTCAAACAAAGAAAAAAAGAAACCACACGGTTGAATTACGGTGTGGATGTTCCACTTCAATCCGAAGAGATAAAAAATAAACTACGAGAGACCAAATGGGAAATCCGTCTACAGCGGTTACTCCCACGACTAACAGAGCTAGGTTATACGTTATTAGATGAGTACCGAGGTAATAGAATATATGATGATGACCACAAACACGTTAACTACCGTCAATACAATATTAAACATGAATGTGGGACAATTTTTAAAGATGATCTGTTTGAGTTTCCACGATGTCCAAAGTGCTACCCATTAAATGAATCGACGGCTCAAATCGATTACTTCAATTTCATCTCTCAGCTCATACCAGAACACGAAGTTATTAAGGGTGATACTGCCACGATTGTTAATACAACGGGGAAGAATTTAGAATTAGATATTTACATTCCAAGTTTAAAAATAGCATTTGAGTACAATGGCGCGTATTACCACTCTGCTCTCGCTAAGGATAAAGGGTATCATTCGTTAAAGACTTCGTTGTGTCTTGCTAAAGGGATAAAGCTATATCATATATGGGAATTTGACTCTCCGCAGATTGTACGTTCGAGAATTCAAAGTATCTTAGGTTTAACAAATAAAGTAGGTGCTCGGCAGCTCGACTTTTGTGCTGTTCCGATAGTCGAAGCAAATGCTTTTGTAGCGGCCAATCATCTACATGGCCTGTGTCAATCATCTTATGCGTTTGGTTTAAAATTAAAAGGTGTGTTAGTATCTGTAATAACTTTCCGTAAGACCGATGATCCTATGGTTTTAGAGATCGCAAGATTTTGTACGAAGTTGGGCATGTCGGTACAAGGTGGATTTCAAAAACTTTTTTCCAATGCTTTAAAAGAACTCCCTACGCAAACAATCCTAAGTTATGCTGACCGTGATTGGACACCTGATCCTGCTTCAGCCGTCTATGCAAAAGCTGGGTTTTCATATATGGGAGATGTAGGATCGATTTTAAGGTATGTCAATCTGTCTAAATTGACTGTCCACAGTCGGGTAACTTTTCAAAAATACAAACTAAAGAAGCTATTCCCTGAAACATATCGAGAGGAGATGACTGGACAAGAGATTTTAAAGCAGAATAATATTGTCCCTGTTTATAATGCAGGTAACCATAAATTTCTTTTTAATCAGTGGGAAGCTAAGAACGGTCCCGTTCCTTCTAAATCCGAAATTAAATCACAAGCAGCAAAAGCAGGTAAAAAGAAAAGCTAGATACCTTTCGGTATCCAGCTTCTTTTTGTTTAAAGAGATGATCGATTACGATCGTAAGTCCTTAAACTCGTTGACCTCTTACGACGCTCCTGGCATTGACAACTACCTGGCTCTCGATCTGCTCCATGTACCAACCTCTCCAGCTTTGTCCGACGATAGCACCCATGGTGTTTTCAACGGTCAGCGGCTTGCGCTCCATTACAACACCGAGAGCTTTTGGAGAACCGAGGAAGTAAACTTCGCCTGGGTTCAAAACTTGCAGGTTGTCGGCTCGGAAACCGTCAGTGTAGAGAGTTACACCAAAGAAAGATCCCAAAACGCCTTCCATGATCAACTGATGCTTGGATACTGGATCATAGTAGCTTGCGAATTCAGAATCCGTCAAAATGTCATCCCATATATCGACTGCAACAAGTGCGGCTGCTACGGGGATCGTCCATCTTGCGATCTGAGTTCTCATGCTTTGGAATACGCTTGGAGTGAAAGCGTTGAAGAAAACAAGGTCGTTGTATGCAGAAGCTGCATTATCAAACAGAGCCTTGGTTCTTAAGTCTTCTTGTCGAAGAATCTGCTCAAGTCCATCATTGTACTTGTGCTCAAGAAGGTCGGTATCGGCCAACTCAAGTTCCAAGTTGTCAATGCGGATATTAGCAAGAAGATACGCATCTGGTGGGTGGATGTAGTTTTGACGTACAAACGTTGCAACTACTGTGGGTTGTTCGTGGGCAACGTAATATGCAATTACGTCTTTCCTACGAACAGCGATTCTTGCGATATCGCCTCTCTTGATTGGCTTGAAGCCCAAGAGTTTACGAGTGAAACCTTCGCGACCGAGTGCTTCATAGATTTCTTCGGAGATTGTTTCACCGAGAGCCATCCACTTGTCACCAGTCTTGTCTGCGATTGCTTCGTCGAGAACTGCTTGTCGCTCGGCAACGATCTGTCGTCGCTCTTCAGCGGTTACGATAGTTTCGTCGGCTTTTGCGATTGCGCCTGATTTTACACCATCAAGAAGATGCTTGATTTGAACAAGAAGGTCTTTGTTGCTACTGGCGTTAACTTCGCCATTAGCGCCTACGAGTCTAGAGCCGCCTTTGTGCGCTCTATAATCGCTTACGTGCTGCGCACGAGCTGATGCTAATTTCATTTTTATTTCCTCTTACACTTTTGGATCAATTTCACACCCATTGTGAAATCGTATCAATAACAAGCCTTCTTTCCGTGTCTCGTACTAACCATCTCGGTTAGGCGGTTGACTAATTATGAACCTGATTAATCTCCTCGGTCGGTGTAAGATTCGAGCGAAGAGACATTAATTACAAAAAAGAAATAGATAGAAGTCGTTATTATCTTTATCTGATATTTAATCTTAGTCGATAAAATTTTCGATCTTTACGAAAAAGAAGGGAGAGTTTTCTCTCTCCCTACTCCTAGACTGTGGCCACAATCTATGTATCGGTCAGAAGTATTTTGAGTTGTTTACCCCCTTTTGTCATACTTCGTCCCAAGGCCGCACCACGAATGGTACGGGGTTCAACTTAATTTTGGAATAATCGGTTTCAGCCCAAAATGTAAATTCTTAGGAAACTCATCCAAAGCAAACCAGCCATATTTTTCCGTTTCCCAGTCCAGATGGGGAGTAAATTCATCTTCAACTTCTATTAAAAATGTGTGATAAGTGAAGTCACCAGATTTATAGACATGGAGAGGCTTCATTTTAAACTGTCCTGTATAGCCAGCCTCTTCATGGATTTCTCTCTTAACAGCTTGCTCTGGGCTTTCATTTTCATCTATCGCACCACCCCAGACACCCCAAGTATGTGGCTCATTGACGTATTTGGATCTGTACGCTAGGCAATACTTACCTGTGCTCTTAGCGTAAAAAATCCCACCAGCACCAGCATTACCCCAAAACTGACCGCTGGGATCTGTGTAGATCGAATAGTCAGTTGCTCTTATTTGTACTTTGGATAGAAACCCCATTTTCAATCACTCATGGTTATGTGCAATACTTTGAAAACGTTCACAAGCATGGTTATCGAAGAATGCTGGAAGTACGGATGCAGTTATTGTTTGTTCGACCTCTTGTATTTTGTAACCTCTAGGCTGATGTAGCTCACCATGTTCCACAATTCCGATCCGTTTGTTCTTAGGATCAGCAGCGACAAGATCACTCTCATGACACTCTACAAATTTTCCATTCTTTGGTGTGATCTTTAGTTTAGTTAAGAGGTTAACTAGATTGTTAAATGCAGCTTCTCGTTCGTGAGGTATTTCTCTTTTCAATTTTCGTAGTTCTTTTTTTGCGTAAGGAAGTCTGTTTTTACTCTCATTATCTTCTTTTTTGGAAAGACTTTCTATTTCTGCCTCTAGCTCTTGAAGTTTTTTGATTTTTTGCTTCTCATATTTAGTGGCAGTCATGGAAGTTGCACCTGCATTCCAATCATCCATATCAGATCTGGATTTAAAGACCACAGCGATCGGTGCTTTTGGATCGATGTCTTTATCCGATTTACCATTTAAGGACTGAATAATTTTAGCATTCTTTACTTTTTTCTTTTTGATGTCATCCATCAACATTTTTATGGCTGGCATGGTAAAGGATTTGGTATAAGCGTAGAAGAAGACGTTTGGATTATCTTTAATAATCTGTACCCACTTTTTAGCATACGCATTAGAATAGAAATCACCCCAAGCGTGGATTCGGTAGGGTTTTTTGGGATCTGGTTTTTTTGCGTTCTTCCATTTCTTTTGAATTAAAGTGTTAACCTTTTCTACAAAGTCATCACGTTCAGATAGCACA